CAATCCAGACCTTAACCGATAAGGTTGATAACCTCGGTAAGGAAGCAGAAGCTGCTGGTGATGAAGGTGGAGAAGCTGAATCTACTGAAGATTTCGGTGGTGAAGCTGAAGGCGGCGAAGAAGCTAGTGAAGATGATTTCGACTTTGGCGGTGACGAAGGCGGTGAAGAATCTTCTGAAGGTGGAGAAGAAGGTGGTGAATCTTCTGAAGAAGGTGGTGAAGAATCCAGCGAAGGCGGTGAAGAAGGTGGTGAATCTTCTGAAGGTGGTGACGAAGGTGGTTCCGAAGAGGAAGAACCGGACGACGAAACCAAGTCTGAAGCATGGAATAAGTTCGCTAAGAAGGGTAAGTACCTCAACGAAAAGTCCGATTACCTCGTAGGTAAGTTGGTCAATTCCCGTTACGACTTGCTTGAAGAACCGATCATGACCATTGTTCGTGCTAAGATCCGTCAAAAGATTGAAGCAGAAAAGAAAGCTATTAAGCTTGAGGCAATGAAGCGCTAATCAGATAAGAACCTTTATATATTGTTAAGACCTAGGATTAATTCCTAGGTTTTTTCATTAAATATCCAGAATATTAATTTTTATTTACTGAATTGTAAAAAAATACTATATTTGATATCAGATTTTTATATAAAAGGAATAAATTATGGCAAAAGTACTTAAATTTGATGTAGAAGCTCGTGAGAAGCTGATGGAAGGTGTTAACGTATTGGCAGATGCTGTTAAGGTTACACTTGGTCCGTCAGGTCGAAATGTTATGATTACAAAGGGCGGAAATGCCCCGGTTGTTACGAAGGATGGTGTTACTGTCGCAAAGTCCATTGACCTGGAAGATGAATTTGCAAACCAGGGTGCTCAGATGGCAAAGGAAGCAGCAAGTAAGACTAATGATGCTGCAGGTGATGGTACTACCACTGCTACTGTTCTTGCCCAGGCAATTGCACGCGAAGGTCTCAAGACTGTTGCTGCTGGTGCTAATCCGATGGAAATTAAACTTGGTATCGATAAGACTGTCGATGCATTAATTGAAGAATTAAATAAGAATGCAATTAAGGTTAAGGATAAGTCTGCTGTTGCTCAGGTAGGTATTATCTCTGCTAATGGTGATACGGAAATCGGTAACTTAATTGCTGATGCAGTGGATCGTGTTGGTGAAGATGGTGTCATCACGGTTGAAGAATCTAAGACCGCAGAAACCACATTAGATGTTGTTGAAGGTATGCAATTCAACAATGGTTATCTCTCTCCGTACTTCGTTACGAATCCAGAGAAGATGGAATGCGTACTTGAGAATCCGTTTGTCCTCCTGGTAAACCATAAGATCAGTGTTCTCCAGGACATGATTAACATGCTGGAATATGTTAACCAGCAAGGCAGACCGTTGCTCATTATTGCTGAAGACGTTGATTCTGAAGCACTCGCTGCTCTTGTCATGAATAAACTCCGCGGAGTTCTTCGCGTTGCTGCTGTTAAGGCTCCGGGTTATGGTGATTCACGTATGAATAACCTTAAGGATCTTGCTGTAATTACTAAGGGCGAATTAATCGCTGATGAACTTGGTATTAAGCTCTCTGAAGCAGATCCGGTATGTCTTGGTTCAGCAAAGACTGTTAAGATTACTAAGGACCACACTACTATCATTGAAGGTGCTGGTACAAAGGAAGATATTGATGCATTGGTAACTCAGTTGAAGAATCAAATCGCAACAACTGAATCCGAATATGAAAAGGCACAACTCCAGGAACGTGTTGCACGTATTGCTGGTGGTGTTGCTGTTATTAAGGTTGGTGCTGCAACTGAAGTAGAAATGAATGAAAAGAAAGACCGTGTTGATGATGCTTTGCATGCAACTAAGGCAGCAGTTGAAGAAGGTATCGTTGCTGGTGGTGGTACTGCTCTTGTCCGTGCTGCACAGTCTATTAAGATGGAACCGCTGGATGAAGACCAGTTGATTGGTATGAAGATTGTTCTCAGAGCAATCGAAGAACCGATGCGTCAGATTGTATTGAATGCTGGACAGGAACCGTCTGTCATCGTAAATAAGGTTAAGGAACTCACTGGAAACCAAGGTTACGATGCACGTGACGATAAGTTCTATGATCTCGTTGAACATGGAATCATTGACCCTGTTAAGGTAACAAAGAATGCATTAAAGAATGCAGCAAGCATTGCCTCTATGATTCTTACTACTAACTGTGTTATTGTTGAGAAGAAGGAAAAGGAACCTCAAGTGCCAGCAATGCCAGTAGGTGGAATCCCGGGCATGATGTAATAAGATTTTGCCATGAATAATCTCCAAACCCATTTACCCATGTAGATGGGTTTTTTATTACTATGAGTTTTGATTTTAAAAGAGACATATTAAGTGAAACAGAGAATCCGCAGGATTATGTTAAGTTCGAAGGCATTATAACGGACATTTATAATGCATTTCCTGATATGGAAATTTATAACTGGGGTTATGATAAGGATAGCAAGAAACCGTGGATGCGAATCAAAGCACCAATCTATAAAGATAAAACATTATCTATTAAGATACTGGCATACATTCAAAAAGAATATAAACATTTTGTGTATAATATTCAAGAGGGTGGATTCTATGTAGGAAGCAGCGGTCCAATCGCTTATTATAAGGCAGTTAATATCTTTACGGAAGAGATAAGGAATCGTTTTCTTAACGATGTTTTGGATCAGACCTTGGTAGAAAAAGTTTGTGGTGGAAGCAGGTATATTTTTATTGATGACAGTGACAGACCATTGATAGATACATTAAAGTTATTCCGAGACATAATGTATGCAGATAATGAGGTAAAAGCACGTCATATTATTAGTGCCTGGGACGTCGAAGACAATCTCAGGCATATATAAACATATTTAACAACTTACTAACAATTTACTAACAATAACAATGTGCACGCTTTAGATATTCGATAACCTTATCTACGCTGAAAGATTTTGCGACATCATAGAGTCTGCCAAGGATATAGTTATCGATCTTATCTTCTATTAAGTGTCCAAAGTATTCCAGGTTATCAAGAACACGTTCAAGGAAAGTTTTTACCTTGGGATTTTCATCTGCAATAGTTAATCCTGCTTGGTCTAAGTCATAGTGTTCAGATATAGTATAGCCAATTCCCTGCAGTAAAGTCAGAGACTCTTGTAGTACTCTGTCTTTTTCATACATATTGCGGATTTCTGTTAAGGTATATATTTTCTTTTTCATATCTTATTTATAGGTTATCTGATTCAGTATTTCATTAAGATAACTATTTACTGATTCGATTAAGTTTACTATATTTGAAGTATTATGAAGATTTATTACGAAATGAATTCATTAAACGAAGGTCAGAGTCGTGGCCGTAATAACACGGCTACTAGTGATGTAGCACTGGTGGTTGCAATACCCGCGACTAATGAATTGGTCTTCCAAAGATTAACCTATCCGTCTAATATGGATATTAAACTACACATCGGTGATAAGGTTGACTTATCAGGTGCCAGGTCCAGGAATATAGTCACTCTTGATGACATTGAAACTATTAAGATGGTTGAGAGCGATTTCAATTGTGAAAACCGACTCAGATGGATGGAAAGTAAACGAAGTGATGACGATACCTGGAGAAAGATGGTTGAAGTCTGTGGTCCGGCATTTGGTATCGGTGTAATGACACTTGACGAAGCTAACAAGGTGATTTATTCTCAAGGTCGTGACAGTTATGCCTACAAGGTGACTAATAATGCTACTACGAGAATTGACATGGTTAAGCATATTCCTCTTGGTTCTGGGTATGTGACATTGCTTGGGGGATTTGAAGGAATGGAAGAAGTCGAACCGTTTTCTGAGGATTCTGTGCACAAGTTTGTTAATGCTGTTAATGCAATCTTCCATTAAGCTATCTGAAAAGAAATAATACTATTAAGTTTATTTCCATTAAGTCAGTATCTTTCTATATTTAATCATGAGGTAAAACAATGACTAATGAACAATTTATTGATAGACTTATGAATGCACTTCCTGATGCGAAGGATATTGCAAGAGCAAAGAAGATTGTTGATACCTGTTATTTTGATTATGACAGGACTAACAAGGCAAAGCTTCAGTTGCAAAAGATTACCGATGTATCAAAGATGTTCAGACGAGCAAAGGCATTCATCAATAATGGGATTTCTATTAACTTTGATGGTTGCAAGATATTCTCTGAAATGAATAATCCGGTTGTCAACAGGGCGATTGCAGATCGATTAAGGCAAGACCGAGAACGTAGTAACCAGAGTCGTTCTGGATTATTATCAATTTCATTATGATAACACTTACTGAAACTTCTATTAAGAAGTATAAATTTATTGACGAATCTGTTTGTTCCGATGGAAGACATGCCTTTTGGCATGTTTTTTCCGATTATATAGCTAATATGATGTTTGCTGAAATTCAGTTTAGAGAAAAACTGATTGACGGAGTTGGCGGATTTTACTCTAGTAGTCTATATAAGGATGATAAGATTCTTAAGAATTTGAATGGTATTGCATTACCATTGGAAACGGTAACATTATGTACGGATCCAGGGAATGAATCAATTAAATTCAATTCCGAGTTGGATTTTGCTACATTCGTACATGAAGTATCACATTTTTACCATGTAGTCAGAGATAAGTTTGAATATCAATGTCCTTATATAATAAGAAGGAATCCAGATTCCAGAGAAAGAATCGACTGCGAATATGAAGCAGGATGGAGGTCTCTGATGATGTCTAAAGAATATTCATTATTCCCTGATGGAGACAGAACTCTATTGGAAATGAATCTGGTGAATATGTTACATTATGTAGATGTCATCAATGCATACCGATTTAAAGGATGTGACCCAAAAGTATTTGAAAGGCGTCAGAAGGAATGGGTAGCTACAGTGTCAGACTTCGGCCAGATACATGACTATGAGGTTGTCGTCTGAATAAAAAAATTTACAACAACAAGCATTGACACAACTAAGAATTTAAACTATATTTACAACGTTAATTGATTGATTCTGTGACTGAATAAATCTCTTGACTCTCAACTAAGAAGTGAACACTGACTGGTTGACTGAAATAAAAAAGAGCTTTACAAAACACACGAAACTTTCTAAATTATAAACATAAACGAAAACAAAAACACAAAACCTAAGAGGTAACTAATGAATAAGCAAGAAGCACAGTCCCGCAAGTCCACTCTCGAAGACGAAATCGTCATGCTCGAAAACCAGGTCGACATCCTGGAATCTGAAGACTTCGCCGATACCGTCCCGGAAGTTGGCACCGCCATCGCCGCAATCAAGGCATACATTCAGAAGGCTGAAGACGCCATTGACGAATGTGATAAGGTCATCGAACAGGCTGAACGCCCGTCTATCCCGACTGCACAGGCAACTGTCGCTGGTCTCGAAGGTCTGACTGGCACCGACGTCCTCGCTGGTCTCCTCAAGATCGCTGGCATCCTCGGCCGTGGCTAATCGGTAAACTGAAACTCTTAAGTCGGGTCAACCGACCCGGCTTTTTATCCCAAAACTTTTAACAACAAACAAACAACAAACAAACACAAAACAAACAAGGAGTAAACTAATTATGGCATCTAAGCACGCTCAGGATTCTGCATCTTACAAGGCTTCTCTCATCGCTCAGGGCGTTGACAAGAAGGATATCGTCCGCGACTTTGTCGCTGTCGGAGCCGTTGTCTATCATCCGGTCATCGGTGAAGATGGTAAGCCGCACATGGTCCGCAAGGTGTTCAAGAAGGAAAAGCCGGCGACTGCAGCCCCGTCTGCAACCCCGACTGCAGCTGCAACCGCGACTGTCTCTGCCTAATTGGCATCTGAATTAAAATAAAGATTAACCCGTAGTTTACAACAACTGCGGGTTTTTCTATATTGTATATACAATCAAAACAATAAAGGAGATTAAAATGATTGTTATTCCCGCTAATAATAATGAACTGACATCAATTCAAGACCGCTGTGATGACAATGTTGTCCAAAAAATCATTTATGCTTTTTTGACTAAAGCAAGTGGTTGGGCATATCATCCGTTCTCTGATGGCAACGGTCGACCCAGGACACTGCGTTTGCAAAAGTGCACTGGATATGGTGATACTGATTACCGATTCAGTAATGAAGGAATTCTGTTTAGTAACAAGGAAATGGATAGAGCAGTCAAGGCATTGATTGATGCAGGTTACTACATGATCCGTAATACATATAACAATTATACTGCATATTTCTGTGCTAAGTCTATGGATGGGTTGCGTGCATGTGAAAACCAGGTATCTGCTGTCCCGCACTATGCTGTATAAAACAAAGATTACTGCATAAAATCAAATAATAATTACTTGTTTACAAAACGAGAATAATTATCTATATTTAATACAAACAGTTAAACAATCTAATAGAGGTTAATATGTCTCAAATCACAACTATTTTTAATCTTCTCCAGCCTGCTCAGGCTCAAGCAAACGACCTTGACGGACAGATCAAGGTTTATACAGCCATCCTCAAAAATTTTGACGGTTCTCAGTATCGTTCCAAGGTAGACGAACAAGTCAGTAGCGAAGTTATCGCTGAAGCAGATACTATTGTTGAAAATCTGCCGAAACTGACCGTCGACCAGAAGAAAGAAGTGTTGACTGAACTCAAGAACATGGTCGATACTGCCGAAAGCCAGCTGATGCAGTTTATGCTCAGTAATCTGGCTAAGAACCCGAAGGCAAGCACTCTGTCTGAACTTCTCTCCGATATGTCGGAACCGACACCGGAACCCGAAGCAGAAGCGACAGAGCAGACCGCAGACCCGGCACAGCAACTCGGTGAACTGGCTAAAATGATGCTGTCTGCCCTTAAGGATGTCAAGTTGTCCGACATTCTTGGGAAGCTTGCCAAGTAATTTGGTTTCATAAGTACCTCCTGGATATCCGTCCTGTAACAAGGGCGGATATTTTTATTTAAGGAAGCTGAATTGAAATATAGCCAAGATTAAAGTATACAAATCATCATTAAATAACTATATTTACATACGTAAACAACAAAAAACAACCATTTAAACAGGAGATAAAAATGTCACTTCTCAATTACAATAACAACGAACAGTCCGTTCTCAGCATGAACATTGCAGATATGACGAGTGCTCAGAAGCGTCGAGCCAAGGAAATTCTTAAGAACATGCTTGCTCAGTTGGAAGGTAAACCGACTGATATCAGTGAAGGTTCCGAACTGTGTGTGAAAAGTGATGGTCAGATTGTCTTCATTGATACTACACCAGAATACGAGATGGATGATTATGACCAGACTAAGGAACGAGGCCGTATGTGCAAACTCGGTGATATGTTCATGAATGCTTATGTTGACGTGAACGATACTATTGAAACTACCGAATATGACACTATCATTGATGATTCTGTTCATGACATTGATGCTCGAATCAAGGATGCGGAAAACAACCTCAAGGCTCTGAAGAAGTTGATTGATATTGTCAAGCGAGCCCGTGATAACGGTGCAACTAAGCTGGCTGTTGTAGACTTCAATGACTTTGACAAGTATGGGAATGATGACTAATGGAGAAGTAAATGGACATTGAAGAAGTAAAAGAAATCGTTAAAGACCATTTGGTCAGAAAAGGCTGTTCGGTTGACCGTGCAGATGATCTGATCAAATCGTATGCTGAATCTATCTATGAAGACTGGGATAATGGCTGTAACTGCGAAGAAATTGCCCAATCTATCTTAGATAGTGAAGAATAATCTTTAAGGAGCAAAACAATGACTGAATTTAAGAAAATGGTATTTATCCCGGTTGAAATAACGTCTGAAACCCAACTTTCGGAAACTGATGCTTGTAAGGTTGGCGATTTTATTGCAGAAACTGGAACACATAGTATTGAAGACGTTATACAAGAAACAAAGATTGACATTACAGATTTTGCTGTATTACCGGCAATTGTTTTAAGTGCATTACATAAAAACAGGATAGGAGAATAAAATTAGGGGTTTACAAAAGTAAAATAAATTACTATATTTACAACGTAAAAACGAAAAACAAAACATTTCTCCTATAAATAAAAATATGATGAGTATAAGAAAACAAATAAGAATAAGAAAACAAGGTTCACCTTGGTTTTAGTCTGTTTGTTCACTGAACTCTGAATGATTTTTGGTTCCTGTGTGCAAACACGGGAACTTTTTTAATGCCCTAGTAGCTCAGCTGGATAGAGCATCTGCCTTCTAAGCAGAGGGTCCCAGGTTCGAATCCTGGCTAGGGTACGAATTTTTGAGGTGTGGCCTAGTTGGCGATGGCGCGGGACTTTGAATCCTGTACGGTTAATGACACAACGCTGGTTCGATTCCAGCCACCTCAACTAACTGGCAGAGCTAGCCAGTATAATCAAACTACTTCCATCGGGAGCTCGGTTGGTATGCGTAGCGGCGGTCTTATAAACCGTAGGCCATGGGTTCAAATCCCATACGATGGACTAAACTGACAGAGCTAGTCAGTATAATAAAACTAAATGGGAATGTATTTCAGTTGGATTAGAAAAACGCACTTTTAATGCGTGAGTCGTGGGTTCGAGCCCCACCATTCCCATTACATAATCATCATTAGGTATAATGAGTAAAATCATTATACCTTTTCTTTTACAGTGAACACCAATGCTCTAACCAAAATTATAAATATAATATGGAAACTTATATTTGTAAATTTTGTGGTAAATCTTGTAAAAATCCTAATTCATTACGTAATCATGAAAGACTGTGTAAATTGAATCCAAATAGAGATGAACACTCATTAGCAGTAATGACTGAAAATAGGAATAAATGGAATGGAACAAAAGATAATCCAGGTCATTCTGCATGGAATAAAGGATTAACTAAAGAATCAGATGAACGAGTAAAAAGACAAAGTGAAACATATTCTAATAGATATAAAACAGGAAGTTCGGAAGCAAAAGCCTTAGGACATGTAATGACTGATGAAATAAAAAAGAAAATTTCTGAGACACAGAAAAAGAATTATGTTGGTCGGTCTAGATATGCAACAGCAAGAGAACATAGATGTTCATATGCGGAATCATATTTCACGGAATGTTTTACAGATGCGGTTAAACAATTGCATGTTGATCGATATTTTCTTGACTTTGCCTGGCCGGATATAAAGATCTATATTGAAATTGATGGTGAACAACATTATGTGGATCACAGGATTATTGAACATGATAAGATAAGAACTCAGAGATTACATGGCTTGGGATGGAGATTGTTAACCAGGATAAGATGGTCAGAATTCCAGAAACTTGAACAGTCTGAGAAAGAAAATTTAGTTTTCCGACTACTGCAAACAATAAAGATTCAAAAATTACAATAGACAACTGAAATAGAAATTCATGGAATAATAGGTCTACAAGTTAGGCTTATTTTTCTATATTATAAGTATAATCAATCGAACAAAAGGAGTTATCAATGCGTTATATTATTTGTATTTTAATTATCGCAATTTTACAGATTATACCTGGTTTATTTAAGTATCAAGATTATGTTTATGATAAAGATAAAACTGAATATGATTTAGCAAAAGCTGAATATGATTCTGTAACCATAATAAACCGAAATAATGTATTAGATTCATTAACTAATGCATGGATATCTACAAATGATACTGTATTACGTAAAATTAAAAAAATTAAAAAGACACCTGAATATGGTGAACTGGGTTATTATCAAAAAACTGGTCGAATGGAATGTGAAGAAAATTACCGTGGTAAGTTAATTTGTGAACCAGAAAAACAATGGGTAACTACTGATTATTACATTAGTGGTTATAAAAAAGATACAATTTGGACAGAAGGATATAAAACAAGAGATGAATGGACGAAAAAAGCAAGTGCTTTTGCAAAAACTGAAGCAATAAAAATTTATCCGGATTTTCATGAATATAATGGTCACGAGTTTCATTATATGATTAAGAGTAATAGTGGACTTGATAATTTTTTAGGATTTATATATTTTGTTGGTATGGCATTTTGCTTTTTCGGTTTAATGTTCAATTTTTGGAATTGGATTGAAAGCAAATATAATGGGCTTTGGACATTATTTGGATTTTTCATATCAATAATTGCACTTGTAAGTTATGTAATGGTATTTATTGCAATTTGGTCATTTTTATACAAATAGATGGCTGAGAAGAAATTCTCGGTCATTTTTTATTTAAAACTTAGCCATAAATTACTATATTATAATCATCAATCAAAAGGAGTACAAAATGAAAGTCTATACACTCGTTATTACGCAAAATCAAGAATCGGAAGTAAGTCTTCTGAACGTCATCATGAAGAATGATCCCGCGGAAATCGCGAAAATCATTGAAGATGATTACAATGAACAGGTCATGATGTGTACTGGTGAAGAAGATGATGATGGAAACTGGGTAGATTACGATGAATCGGAACTTATCACACTCACACCGGAAGACATCGAAAATGATTCAAGTTGGTCCTATGACTGTAGTGATGGTGGTGCTGGTGATTTGTGTGTCAATTATCATGTTATCATCCAACGTCTGGAAATAAAGAATGATCAGGTAAATCTCACTAATCCTGCAGGAGTCTAATATGTTTGGAAGTAAATCAAGAAAAGAACGGTCTGAACGTCTTGGATTTAAGATCACTCTTTGGGATGACATCAAAGTCTATACCGAACTCTTTTTCCGGGCGATTTATCGCTTCATCTTCCCTACAGAGACAATTCTTATTTCCATGTATTATAATATGATCAATCATTTCGGTTCGCCGGAAAAGGCATATAAGTACATGAAGGACAGTGGAATTGTTAAAGTAAAACGCGGATGGAACAAAATCACTGTCTGGGTGAGACGTCCAGGATTGTTTATCGGAGCAGGTGGTAAAGAACTTTATTATCTGGAAGATAAACTTATGAAGAAGATCATTGTGAAAGAAGGTAATAAGTTGAATGCAATAGAACGTGCATACGACCACATGATATTCGTTGCTGCTTACCACGATGATTATTGATAGCTGAAACAAAACAATCTTAAGGATGTAGTTTACAATAGCTACATCTTTTTCTATATTATAAGTATAATCAATCAAACAGGAGATACAACTATGGCACAGTATAGCACTAAACTTTCTGATTTCGTAAGTGAAGAAAAGTCTAAGTTCAATGACCCGGAAGATTTTTACGAACACATCGATACTGCAAAGTTAAAAAAGATTGAAAAAGTAAAAAATGGTGTGACTCATCATGTAAAGCTGGAATTTGCTTACAAGGGTGCTTTGCGAGACATGAAGTGGATTGATTCTAAGAATTACGGTGTCGGTAATGAAGTTAATACAACCTGCTACATCGTGACGTATGAAATCGAAGATGATGACAATTCCATGTTCACGAGCCTGCATTACATCTACAATGAATATGAAGCATCGGATGCATTTGACATGGTGACCAAAATCTGCAACATGCTCAATGCTTAACTATAAATAATAAAAAAGGAGATTGATATGAATAATTTAAAAGCAGCAAGTTATCTTTGCGAAGATACAAACGTTAGCGGAAATGCATATCTTCAGGATATCATTAACAGACGTGCAGAAGAGACCTCTGATGACTATGAAGGTGAGGGAACACTCACTGGAGCAGAACTTGAGTTCTTGGAATACTATGATGAAAAGACCGGTACGGTGGATTTCTATCAACCTAACTCTGATCTGTTTAACAAAGTGATTAAGGTTGCATTGAAGGCAGGATTCAAGAAGTTTACTGTTACATCTGATTACGACATAAAAAGTTATATCTTGTATCTCGTCTACAATGAATATGACGGAAGAATTGTTAACATCACGAATAAACCGGGAAGCAGTTATTTCGTATTCCATATAGAACTTCCATAAGATAACTGAACAGAATATAAGATAAGGATGTGGTTTACAATAGCCA